CCTTTATTAGTTCCGATGACGCTATTTGAGATCTCAATTGTAGCTCTAGATTCTTCCCATTTTTGAATGGTGATACCCTGGAATAGAGTATTGGCTATATTCGTTGGATTTATGTCGCCGTGAGAGTCGATGACATTACTGCCCCCGATAGACCCTTGCACCGATTCTGTAAACTCGTCGATGGTATCTGAGATGTTGAGTGTATATACGGTTCCCAGCTTTGAGATTGACGTTGTGGTCAACTGTGGCTTGTACGTATAGGGAGAGGCTACCAGATAATGATTTTTGTGGTGAGAATATCCAAAATCTATGGCTTCCACGGAGATAATCTCTCCCAAATTGCTCGTTTTGGTTACTCTCAAGAAGCTATCTTGATGGGTTCCCTCAATTGAGATTAATTGCCCCGGCTTCCAGTATTTTCCTGGATGGACAATAGAAACTACTCCGGGACACAATCTAGCCAACCCAAAGAATATAACGTTTCCAGCCTCATTTTTCTGATAAACGTTAGCACCTTCAAATAGATGCTTGGGCTTCGCGCTGACGTAGAATCTGCAGATCTCATTTTCTACAAGATGAATCTGCTTAATGGGGTTGATTATGAAAGGACTTCCGGTGCTTTCTTCGTAGATTAGAGAATAATTGTTGTCATATTCCCCAGAGATAATGTCCACCTCAAAGAAGTGTTCCTGATACCAGCGACCATCAGACGCTCTGAGCATGGCGTCCTTGGGCATATCAATCTCAATCTCGGAATTAAATGCCGCGCGGTATAGGAATCTCAGCGCGTCCTCTGTCCCCTTTGCCTCGTATAGTGCTCGAGAAAAGAGGATAAATCTCTTGGATTCTAAGAAATCAAATTGAGGAATATCTATCGCAAATTCTCTGCGGTATTTTTGGATAAATTCCGCATCCAAAATAGCATCCGCCCCAACAGAGCCCGGAGACAGAGAATCTATATCCTTAACCTTTGAGATTCTGCCTGTACGAGTTTCCTCATCCAGGAATTTGTAATATGTCTTTAGAAAATCGACAAATCGTGGGTATGAGTCTCTGATAAACTCAGAGAACTGCTTCGGAACTGATAGATTTGATAATCGATTTTGGGTCATCGAATTGCCGTTGTTGTGTTAGTTTTGTTAGACATGACAGTTAATTCTACCAAATCTATGGGCATCGAAATGATATAGTTATTTATCCCGAGAATGTCGTAAGACTTTGGCTCAAACACAATCTCAAAATCGCTGTCGTAATAGTCTCTGAAATTGATAGTGAATGAGATTTCCCCGGTGTTATAATCAACATCCCCTACTCGTTTCTTCTTGGTGGCGCTCCCAAATTGATCCTCTGAGAAAATCCAAATGCTTCCATCTGATTCATCCTTCAGATAAACTCTGTTGTCATAATCATTGGAGAAGAATCGGGTGGACCAAATGTTCCCACCGTTGCCGTTATTCAAGATAGCATTACCGTATTTCAGACGATGAGTATAAGTGACTCCGGTGTTAGGGGTTATGGAGTTTCTCACTCTGAGCTTTGTGATGTTATTGGTGATGGCTCTATATGAGTTATCTATTGATCCGGTTAACTGAGAATACAAGAAATTCATGTTAAACTGATTCAAGTTACTTGAGATCTCAGATAACGTGCTCATTACAATAGAGCGGATCGAGTCTGGAGATATATCCGATCTGGCTGGGTCATAATACACAGAGGATGTCAACTCGATATTCAGAATGGATGCATCTATAAACTGAGGAACGACCGTCAAGACAGATCGATTTTCTCTGAGCCAAGCGACCATAGAATCTTTTTCTTCGGTGGTGAATTTTGCTCTACCCACGGGCTTGGAGGAAATGAATACTTTTCCGTAAATCGGAGGATTATTATCTTCTCCGCCCCATGCCTTGATGGATTCGATTAGCGGATTATGTTGCTTCAAAATCACCTCGTAATCGCTAGCTGTTACCGCTCGATGTTGGGTTTTATAGTATCTTGGGGCGTTGAATTTGATAGAGTCTCTGGTCTCTTCATCCGCTCCATTTGTGGATGCCCCGGTGGACGTCACGGAATAGTAATAATCTCCCGCCCATCCGCCAGCGTAATAGAAATCGCGGCATCCATTAGCCACAATACCAGCAGTCTTGTAATAGGTAATCACCACTCTGCTTCCGTTTGCTGGACGCTTTCCGATTGCGCCGTCCCCAAAGAAAAGCTCATAATAAAGATCTTCTCGCTGTTTGACAAAGAATACTGAATCTGTGGATTTGATTCTGAGAACATCATCTGCTGCGTTGAAAACAGAGAAAATGTTGGAATTTGGTTGGTCATATACCTTGACGTTAATCCTCGTCATATCCACATCTTTTTCTGGGATAACGTAATTAGAACTATCTGAGGTGATATAATTCTGAGAAAGGCTCTCACCTTGAATAACTTCCAGATTATTAAAGATAAACTGGTTTGCTGTGTTGCTTACGGTTACATCTGATGTGGTGAGAAAGACATATTCTACTTTATCAATTTCCGATCTAAATGCTGTATTCTTGGGCATTGTTACCGAAGATGGATTATTGGGTACGTTTGAGACTGTGACGTTAATCCTTGCAGTAGAAGCCAGCTTGGATCTCGGAGTATATCCGATGGTTTTAGCTAGAGACGTCACGCTGGACAATTTGCTGGCGCTCTCCAAGAACATCTCATTAACCGCAAAATTGGTATAGATTGCGTTGTAATGAGTATTATATGCAAGGACATCCAGAAGGATACTCAGTGCAGATCCCTCAAAATCAAAGTCTGTAAAGTTGCTTTGCCCACGGAGAAACTCCTTTAGGGAGAGCTTAATAGCATCAAAGTCCAACTCATCTACAGTGATTTGTCTATTTAGATTATTCATCTAGTTCTTTCTAAAATTATATTAGCTGTCAATTGAGTTAACGTATTCTTGACTTTGACGTGTACCTTGACATAAACTTTATTATTATCCGGCGAATCCAAAACAACCACATCCTCTACGTCCACTCTGGGTTCGTATATTTTGAGAACATCTAAGATCGTTCTCCTGATCACAATGGAGAATTGAGGATCGTCGACTAAATCAAATAGAAGCTGATTGACCGGAGATCCAATCTCACTATGGAATAGCCGTTCATAGAAATTAGTCAGGACCAAGTTTTTCACCGCAAACAAGATTGCCCTGGTGTCATTATTAGTCATGATATCACCTGTTACAGGATTTGCTGTGAAATTAGGATCAATATCGACAAAAGTTTTTGTTTTCATATCAGGACAAATGCCCCATTTTTGATTACCACATTACGTGCTGCATCCATGGTGAGAGATTGATTAGAGTTCTCACCCTCTTTAAACGCAACGTGAATCCACGTAGACGACCCCTTGTATTCCAAGATAAGCTGTTTATATGCCGGCAGAAGCTTCTGAATCTCTATGATAGCCTCATAATGCTGCTTTCTCGAGAATCCGCTCAATTGAATATCTGCCGCGCATCCAGTTAAGTGATCGGATTTTTTAGATCCTCCAACAGATGTATTTACTGCTTGCGATCGCCAGATGCTTGTCATCTTCATGTTTGGATATTTTGATGCAATGACATCCAGGACGTTGGTTGAGAGCTTTTGCATGTTGCAGACGATCTGCAGCGCGGGGACGCCATAATGTACGGATCCCGGAGCTGGAGCGCCAGATGAACCAACGGAAGTCAAATCCCCTAGCCTGTACCTCTTGCTCATGATTAGGGTGGGTTTGATGTCGTCATCCTTGAGACCAGCACAGCCCGTTGGTGGTTTGTTATCTGGGGGTTTTGTTTCCGCAGCAGCTTCCTCTTTCTTTGCCTCTGGGTCCGTTGGCGTCAGATCTTCCTCAGTCTTTTTGCCGGAAGCCAGCATTGCATTATTGAACTCTGTAGGATCTCCTTCTTCTGGAGTCTCGTAGTTGGCATCCTCTTCTGAGAATCGAGTTGGTGTCACCAAGGTACCAAACTGTACGGGCTGACCTCTCTCGCTTGGGATCTGAACATCCGATGCTACGCCAGAGTTCAACCAGATATTTGGAGCATCCACGGAAAAATCTCCGCCAGAGTGGAACTTTACGTGCCCACCAACGCCAAACTCCATGTTTCCTGTTACATCTGTGGTTAGGTTTCCGAGAACTTCAATGTAAGAATTGTTCTCAATCCTTACTCTGCTATCTCCCTTGATGGTAACAAAGCATTGCCCCTTGATCAAGACATGCCCATTACGCTCCAGGATCTCATAGTCATCTCCAACAATCCGAGTGACGCGCGTTCCGTTGCAATCCACTTCCTCATAAGTTCCCACCGTATGATACGTCTGGATGCGCTCATTGTTTTTCGTATCGTCCCATTCCTCTACGTGCCCAGATTCTGTAATTCTGGTTTGGTTGAATGGGTACTTGGCATTGTATGGAATGGTGGGTTGGTCCCACGTCACACCAAATGCGGTAGTGACGCCTGTGACTCTAGCTGCTTCTTTGACGGATACAATGGTCTGAGCAATTTTCTGGTGTCTAGCCAGTCTATGTGTATCCGGCTCATTAAGCCAATCCTTCTTCGGATAGACTCCATTTGGATCCCTAAATCCATCCGCCGTTACAAAGGTGTGCGTCTCCGATCCTTGAGATCCTGAGGTGGCGGTTGTTGTGTTTTCCTTGTCCTCTGGGAGAACTACAGGATTGTCCGTAGATCTATTTTCCGCAGAAGTAGACTCCGTCTTATCTGGAACATTTTCAACGCCAGAGGCATCTTTCTTAGGTATGCCATTTTTGAGGAAGAGCTTCTTCTCTTCCTCTCTTCTTTGTCTGGAAAGAGGATCTGTTGATGCAGACCCAGCTGAGTTTGCTCCCAGCGTGTAATAGGAGGATCCGCTGGTTCCGTTTCCATCTACACCAACAACGCCATTCTTAAGCTTCTGAGCACCACCCGTTCCCAAAAGATGGGAGGTTGCTAGATACCCAGATTTCTCTCTCTGATCAGACCCGGCAGTTATAACACCCTGCTTGATCAATCGTTTTTCATTCATTGCGAGTTCTGCGTCCATCGCAGATTCTTGCACTTGACTGTTGTTCAGGAAATCCTGCTTGGATGTAATCCCATCTTTGCCGGTGAAGACGCTGGGATCGTTGAGCATCGCGTTGGTTGTTCCGCGCTTGACGTAGCCCAGATCCGTTAGCATCGCTGCACCCATCTGATACTTGCCGATGTACCCACCGGAGTTTTGAGCCTGATAGTTATTGGACGATTCTCTCTTACCCAGAGCATCTTTAAGTGCCTGATTGGGATTTGATGCGGCAGTCCCAGAGACAACTGCAACGTTCGTGCTTGGTATCAGAGCTGCTGCTTCCTCATACTTCCCGGAGTTGAGCGCGGACATGTACTTGGTTTTTGTGACCTGATCCACACCCGAATCTGCCATGAGGGACACTGTAGCATCAAACATCCCTTGGGTGATAGGAACCTTGATGGCACTTTTTGTTGCTGATTCTGCGGCGGAGATTGCCGCATCTGTAGCTACCGGTTTGTATCCCTTAATCTTAGCTCGCCCCTCATCGGATAGGGACATTTGGGATGGCTTCTTGATGTCCGCCTCGGCTGCTGCTTGCTGTTCCGTAGGCTTGGCGGTCTCTACGGGGTTTCCTTGA